TTATTAGAAGTTAAAAATTTAAAAAAATATTTTCAGACTCCAAAAGGGCAATTACATGCAGTAGATAATGTTAATTTTGCTATTGAAGAAGGAAAAACCTTGGGAGTTGTTGGAGAATCTGGTTGTGGAAAATCTACAACTGGAAGAACAATTTTAAGACTTTTAGAAGCTACTGATGGAGAAATTATATTTGAAGGAAAAAATATAAGAGAATATTCAAAAGCTGAAATGAAAAAATTAAGAGAAGAAATGCAAATAATATTCCAAGATCCATTTGCTTCATTAAATCCAAGAATGACAGTAAGTGAAATAATTGCAGAGCCACTTATTATTCATAAGAAATGTAAAAATAAACAAGAACTTAATGATAGAGTGAAAGAACTTATGGATACAGTTGGTTTGAGCCAAAGACTTGTAAATACTTACCCTCATGAACTTGATGGTGGAAGAAGACAAAGAATAGGGATAGCAAGAGCTTTAGCTTTAAATCCTAAATTTATAGTTTGTGATGAACCAGTATCAGCTCTTGATGTGTCTATACAAGCACAAGTTTTAAACTTGATGAAAGACTTACAAGAAAAATTAGGTTTGACATATATGTTTATAACTCATGATTTATCAGTTGTAAAATATTTCTCTAATGATATAGCAGTTATGTATTTAGGTGAACTTGTTGAAAAAGCTCCTTCAAAGGACTTATTCAAAAATCCTATTCATCCATATACAAAAGCATTATTGTCAGCAATACCTACAATAAACATTAGAAAGAAAATGGAAAGAATTAAGCTTGAAGGTGAAATTACTTCTCCTATCAATCCAGGAATTGGTTGTAGATTTGCAAAAAGATGTATTTATGCAGAAGAAATATGTTCAAAAGAATCTCCAAAATTAGAAAAAGTTGGAGAAGCACATTATTTTGCTTGTCACAGAGCAAAAGAATTAGGCTTTGTTGATGAAAAATAAGAATTAAATAAATGAGACTATTGCAAAAAAGAGATTGTGATAGTCTCATATTTTTTATAAGTTGTTTGTCAAATAGTGTTGATAAAAAAGTTTAGACTTACAATTAATATAATTAAGAGAATTTTTGAGGATAAAAACTTAAAGATTCTCTTTTTTGTTTAATTAAATCACTTTATTGAATTAAAAAAATTAAGCACTAATTGATAGAATTCCTTTATTTTTTCAATATGTTGTATAATGTTAATATATAAAAAGTTTAAATGGATATTTAAATTTTTTGTTTCTCTCCCTCCAAGGAGATATGAGTTATTGACTTCTCATTAAAAAGTCTTTTTTATTTTGTGAAAAAAGGTTATAATTAAAAATATAAAAATTGTAAATGGGGGTTAAGAATAATATGGAAAACTTTCAATATTTAAAAATAAAAAAAGGAAATAACTATATTAATACAGAAGTTCCGATAAAAAAAGATGGTATTTATTATTTGAGTGGAAAAGAAAGATATTGGCTAGTATCTTCTGGGAAAAAAGAAGATTTACAAAATCCTTTTATCGAAAAAGGAATTATAGGAATAGGTTGGGATAAAGTTACAGCCGAAGAAGTAAAAATATCTAATAAGAAAGAATTGAACAATATTTTAGCTATAAAATATCAAAATTTAAATAAATTTAAAGAACCAAGAGTTTTTAAATCATATATTAGTGCAACAGCCAATAAACTACTAAGATTTTTTAACGAAATAAAGCTAGGAGATATAATAGTTTTAAAAGATAAGAGTTCATCTAATAGTAATTCTATATATTTTGGAAAAGTTATTTCAAAAGCAGAAGAATACTTAGAAAAAGATTTATATGTAGATGAAATTGTTGGATATTGCAATAAAATAATCAGAGTTAAATGGTTAAAGAGTGTTGAAAGAACTTTAATAGGAGCTGAATTAAAATTAATTTTAACTTCAAGGCATGCACTTTCAATGATTCAAAATGAAAAAGTTAAAGATGAAGTAAATAGAGAAATGTTTTCATATTTTTATAGAGGTACTGACTTACATATTGTATTTGGAGTAGGTGAAGAAAATGATATTAAATATGATTCTTTTAAACAATTTCAAGATTATATTTATGCTTTGAAAGAACAAGCCCTTTCAATTAAAGAGGCTGAAAATGATTTTAATATAAAGGCAAATATCCAATCTCCTGGTCCGATAGAATTTTTCGGAAATGCTAAAATTATAGAATATATTTATAAATTTATAACTGAAAATTCAGCTGAGATAATAACTGGGGTTGGAATAGTAGGGAGTGTTGGAACATATAAGTTCATAAAAAGAATTTTAAATGTAACTAGCCCTAAAAAAGAAGAAAGAGAGATTGAGGAAAAATTTAAAGAAGGAAATTAAGAAAAGAGGGAAATATATGGGAAAAGATGTTGACTTTGGTTCATATAGAAAAGGAGATAAATTTCAAGATGGAAGTTTTTTAAAAAGAAAATATTTTTTTGATAATGAGAAAGAGTATATTATTTATTTGAATTCAGAAGATGAAGTAAAATATAAAACAAAATTATCTTCAAATAGTATCCATAAACTAGAAAATTTACCTCTAATTATTGGCGAAATAAATAATTTATATCCCTTTTTAAAAAAAGATTTGAATTTAAAATTAGCTTATATTTATAAATTAGGATTACTTAATGAAATTGAAGTAGGAAACAAAGAAGTAAAGGAACTATTAAAAATAATAGAAGCTCGAAAAAAAATAATTAAGCAATTTTCATATTTATTGATACCTTTGATAGGACTTTTATTTTCTTTTCTCTTTGAAATTAAATTTAAAAGAGAATTAGTTTTTACTTTTGCAAGCATAGGATGTTTTATATCTATTTCTACAAATATAAATGATATTGAGTTTAATACAGAAGAAATGGTGAAATCATATTTTATTTTTGCACTTTTTAGATATATTTATTCTTTATTTTCGGCTATTTTGCTTGTATTTTTATATAAAAGTAATATTATAAATATAAAATTAGATGGAACATCAGAAGAAAAGTTTATTATATTGTTAGCCACATTAGGTGGGTTTAGTGCAAAACTTATACCTAATATTTTTGAAAAATATGGAGAAAAATACATCGATTAATTAAATTCAAGTGAACTCAAAAGGTTCTCTTTTTTTATAAACTGGAGGTGAAGTAGCATTGAAATTAAATGCGAGACAAAAGGCTTTTTGTGAATATTATGTAGTATCTGGCAATGCTACTGAGTCTGCAATAAAGGCTGGATATAAAGAAAAGAATGCTAGAAAAGTTGGTAGTGAAAACTTGACAAAAACGGACATAAAAGCCTATGTTAAAGAATTAATGGATAAAGCTGAATCTGAAAGAATAGCATCTGCAGAAGAAGTTTTACAGAATTTAACAGCAATGATGAGAGGTGAAATACAAGAAGAAGTTGTAGTAGTTGAAGGTGAAGGTGATGGAGTTTCTTCTGCTAGGATAATGAAAAAGCAAGTATCAGCTAAGGAAAGAATAAAAGCAGCAGAACTTTTAGGAAAAAGGCATGCTTTATTCACTGATAAAACTAAAATTGAAGGGACTTTGCCAGTTATGATTGTTGGAGAAGATGATTTAGATGAGTAAATTTATAAAAATAAGTTTACCTCAAATCGTTGGAAAGGGCTATAAATCGTTTTGGAACTTCAAGGGTAGGTATAAGGTAGTTAAAGGGTCAAGAGCTTCAAAAAAGAGTAAGACAACGGCTCTATGGATAATTTATAACATGATGAAATACAAGAATGCTAATACTCTTGTTGTAAGAAAAGTTTTCAGAACTTTAAAAGATAGCTGTTATTCAGATTTAAGATGGGCAATAAACAGATTTCAAGTTCAAGACTACTGGGAATTAAAAGAAAGTCCACTTGAAATGACATATAAGCCAACTGGGCAAAAGATTTTGTTTAGAGGTTTTGATGATCCATTAAAAATTACATCAATTTCAGTTTCAGTAGGTAGTTTGTGTTGGTGTTGGGTAGAAGAAGCTTATGAATTAACAGATGAAACAGCATTTAATATGCTTGATGAAAGTATTAGAGGTATTGTAGAAGAACCATTATTCAAGCAGATTATTTTAACCTTTAACCCTTGGAATGAAAGGCATTGGTTAAAGCCTAGATTTTTTGATAGGATAGCACCAAACATATTAGCTCTTACAACCAATTATTTATGCAATGAGTGGCTAGATGAGGCTGATAAGAAATTATTTGAAGATATGAAAAAGAATAACCCTCGTAGATATCAAGTTGCTGGACTTGGAAACTGGGGTATAGTAGATGGACTTGTTTATGAAAATTGGCGGGAATTAGAATTTGATTGGAGAGAAATTTTAAATAAAAGACAAAAAGCAAAAGCAGTATTTGGGTTAGATTTTGGATATACAAATGACCCTGCTGCTTTTTTTTGTGGAATATTCGACCAGGAGCAAAAAGAAATTTATGTTTTTGATGAATTTTACAATACTAGAATGCACAATACCGATATTTTTATGAAGATTGAAAGAATGGGTTTTAAAAAAGAGATTATAGTTGCAGATTGTCAAGAAGCTAAGAGCATAGACCATTTGAAAGGTTTAGGACTTTACAGGATAAAAGGCTCTAAAAAAGGAAAAGATAGTATTAATGCTGGAATACAGTTTATCCAAGACTTTAAAATTTTTATCCATCCAAGATGTGTAAATTTCTTAACAGAGATTTCTAACTATGCTTGGGATAAGGATAAATTTGGAAAAGCTATAAACAAACCTATTGATGATTTCAATCACTTGATGGATGCTATGAGATATGCACTGGAAGATTATATGAGAAATAACTCTGTAAGAACAATAGATAGAAATAGCTTAGGAATAAGATAGGAAGGAGGATTAATGGATGTACAAGAATTAAAAAAAACACTTGAAGCTTTTATAAAAAATGAATTGCCTGAACTACAAAAAATGGAAGATTATTATAGTGGAAAACACAATATTTTAAATAAAAAAGATAGAAGTGATAAGAAAAAAGATACTAAGTTAATTAATAATTATCCTGAATATATTACAACTATTGCAACGGCTTATTTTTTAGGAAAGCCTATTGCTTATGCTTTACAAGATGATAAATTAAAAAAAGATTTTGAAAAATTATCTGAATATTTAGCAACAGAGGAAGAACAACAAGAAAATTTTGAACATTCTCAAAACTGTAGTATTTTTGGTAAATCTTATGAACTCTGGTATAAGAATTTGGATAATACTATTGGAAATGTAGTTGTAGATCCTCGTGATTGTTTTATCTTAAGAGATAATACAGTAAAAAAAGAAATAATTGCAGCAGTTAGATGGGATAAAACTAAAAATAAAGAAGATAAATGGGTTTATACATTAGAAGTTTATGATAGTACAAGTGTTGTAACCTATGAATATATCAATGATAGCGATAAAAAAGAAGTTCCAACTGTAAAAGGTGAAACTAAATTACACGGGTTTAATCAGGTTCCAATTATTGAATTTTTAAATAATAAAAGAGCTAATGGAGACTTTAAGAATGTAATTTCTTTGATAGATGGATACAATGAAGCAACTTCAACGGCTATTGATGACATGAAAGATTTCACAGATGCTTTTTTAGTTTTAGTCAATATGGGTGGAACTACTGATGAAGAACTAGAAAGAATGAATAAAAATAAAACTATGCTTATTAATGAGCAAGGAGATGCCAAGTGGCTAATAAAACAAGTCAATGACAGCTATGCTCAAAATAACAAAAATAGGTTAAATCAAGATATTCATAAATTTTCTATGATACCTGATATGCAAGACAAAGAGTTCAGTGGAAACAGCTCAGGAGTTGCACTTGGATATAAGTTATTAGCTTTGGAACAATTAGCAGCACAAAAAGAAATGTATTTTAAAAAGGCAATTAATCAAAGATTAGAACTTATGATAGATTTCTATAATTTAAAAATAAAATCTACTGATATTCAAAAAGTATTTACTAGAAATATTCCAAAAAATTTAGTTGAAGCAGCTGATACAGCTCAAAAGTTACAAGGAATAGTATCACATGAAACTATTTTATCTACTTTGCCTTTTATAGAAGATGCAAAAGGAGAGTTAAAAAAAATAAAAGCTGAAGAAGATATTAATGTAGAAAAAGATATGAATACTCCAATTGGAGTTGGTGCTAATGGCTCAAAAGAATAGAGATTATTGGGAAGAAAGACAAGTTAAAAGAGAAGCTAAGGCATTTACTACTATACAAGATATTGAAAAAGAATATAAGATTGCACTTGAAAAGGCTAAACAAAACATAAATAAAGAGCTTAGCAGAATAAGTACAACTTATATGAAAGATAACAATTTAAGCTATCACGATGCTTTAAAACTTTTAAAAGGTGATGAATATAAAGTTTGGAAAAAAGATTTACAAGATTATATGAAAAAATATAACAAACTTTTAAAGACTTCACCTTTAGAAGCGAAAAAACTTTTTTTAGAAATTGAAACATTGTCTGCTAGAAGTCGTATGAGCCACTTAGATAGTCTCAGAACTCAAATCAATATGGAACTTATAAAAGTATCAAGTGATGTTGAAAGTGCTACAAAAAATACATTGTCATCAATTTATAGAGATACTTACACAGAGGTAACAAAAGATTTAGGAATTAATGTTATAGTTAGTCCAGAAAAAATAAAAACAGTTTTAGATAGACCCTGGAGTGGTGCAAACTTTTCAGAAAGGCTTTGGACTAATACAGATAAACTAGCTCGAACAGTTAAACAAGAAATAGTTAATGGGATGATACAAGGTATCAACTTACAAACCATGACTAAAAGAGTTTCAGAAAGATTTGAAACAGCTAAAAAGAACGATGTTGAAAGACTTTTAAGGACAGAAGTTAATTATACTTTAAATCAAGCTACGCTAGATGGATATAAAGAAGCTGGAATAGAAAAATATGAGTTTAATGCTACATTAGATAGTAGAACAAGTCAAATTTGTTCTGAGCTTCATGGAGAAGTATTTGAAATTAAAAAAATTGCAGTTGGATTAAATTATCCACCAATGCATCCACGATGTAGAAGTACAACTATTCCGATTATTGATTATGAAAGTTTAGTTAAGCAAGGTAGAGAAGAAATAGGAGAAAAAGATAACAATGATAATGAACCATTGACAAACAACGAAAATAGGAGTATAAATAAAGAAAGTAAAGAGCCAATACCTAACACTTTTACAATGACATGGGCTCAAAATGATAGTGTAGAATACAATGAAGTTAAAAAGTTACAAAAAGAGTTGACTACAGAAGAAATAATAAAAAAAGTTGGTGGAGGAGATAAAACTGGAGGATCATGTTCATCAGCTGCATTCGCATACATAGGGAACAGGAATGGATATGATGTTTTAGATTTTAGAGGTGGAAAGTCTATGGATATTTTTGCTTCAACAAGAAGTATTATAGAAATAGCTAAATTAGATGGTATCGAAAGTAAAATAATAAAAGATACCAACGATTTTAAAGCAGTTAAAGAATTGTTTACTTTTGTTAAAGAGGGTAAAGAATATTATTTAGCAACAGGAGGGCATGCAGCTATTATAAAAAAAGGGATTAAAAGCTTCGAATATTTAGAATTACAAACAGAATCAGAAAATGGATTTAAGATATTAAATAAAACTAAACTAAAAGAAAGATTTGATTGTAAAGCTTCACATAGTTCTAGGGGGCTAAAATTAGAACCTGCAAGTATTTTAATAGATGTGGATTCTTGTAAAAACAGTGATGAATTTATAAATTTGTTAGGTTATATAAATACTTCAAAAGATAAACAAAATAAAGGAGAAGGTGGGTATGCTAAGTGATTTTTATAAAAAAAATAAAAATGATAAAGTATGGTGGATAGATGACTTAGAAAGTTTTGGTAAACACATGTTTAGTTTTGATAAGAAAAAAATTTTTAATTTATTTGCAGATTACCCACACAATCTAACACTTGAACAGAAAGAAATTTTTGATAAAGAAAACCCTTTTTGGAAAAATTTTTTTAAGGAAAGAACTAAAAAATAAATTTTATAAAAACATAAAAGCACTTAGCTAAAAACTAGGTGCTTTTTTATTACAAAGAAAGGAGGTACAAAAATAAATATTGTCGTACTGGAGGACGCTAAACACCTGGATAAAATATAGTCAAACAGGACTTTAAACAGGAGGATAAAATGAAAAAAATTAAACTTAATATTCAACTATTTGCAGAACCAGGAGAGCCAAAAACATTTACTCAAGAAGAAGTAGATGAAATGATTAACAAAAGATTTGCAAGAATGAAAGCAGACTTTGAAAAAGAAAAGAAAGAACTTGAAAGAAAGCATAATGAATCTATTGAAGATTATGAAGAAAGAATCAAAAATGCTAATCTTACTGCAGAAGAAAAGCACAAAAAAGAACTTGAAAAGATTCAAAAAGATTTAGATGCAAAGAATGCTGAGCTTACAAAGATTAAGACAGATGAAATCAAAAGAACTACATTGGCAAAGTATAAAATGCCAGATAAATTTTTAGATAGAATTACTGGAGCTAATGAAGAAGAAATAGAAGCATCTGTTAAAGGTTTTGCAGAAACAATGGGAGAATATGTAAAATCTCTTGGTGCTAGTGGAGTACCAGGAGCAATGAATGGTGGAAGTAATGGGGGAGCTGGTAAAAAGGCTCAATTAGAGGAATTAAAGAAAAAGGCTTTTGAAACTGGTTCTATTGAAGATAGAGCTAAGTATACAAGAGCTAAGCAAGAATTTGAAGAACAAAATACAGGAGGTAATGAATAATGGCAAATATAGACAACAAATTACATTCAGGAAATCAATTTATTTCAAATGATATTTTAGAAGAATTACAATTAGTAAATCCTAATATTTCTCCTATTATATCTCATATTTTAAGAGGTGGAAGAGTAGACAAAACTGACTCTACTACTATTGAATGGGTGGACCATTATGAAAGAAAAGTATCATCAACTTTAAAAAAAGCACTGGCAACAACTGACACTGAAATTCAAGTAGTAGATGCTGACATATTAGTAAAAGATGCTTTACTATCTATTGGAGATGAAATAGTAAAAATTACTAATGTTAAAACTGATAATAAGGCAGATATTACAAGAGGTTATGCTGGGACTACTGCGACAACTGGAAATATAGCAATAGGGACTTTGGTGCAAAGTTTAGGCATAGAAATGGAAGAAGGGGGAGAATTAAAGGCTTCAACTGTTAGATTACCAGTTCATATTACAAATAATACTGGAATTATCTATGAACAATATAAAGTTACAGAAACAGCAAAACACTTAAATCCACATGGACAAGGTGGCTTATCTGTAAGAGAATTAGAATCTCAAAAGAAAAAAGATGAATTGTTAGGAATTATGGAAAATAAATTTTTAAATGGAGTTAAATTTACAAGTGGAAATTTAAGAATGTCAGGTGGAGTAAAAGCATTAATCAAAGAACATGGAATAGTCATAGATGCTAATAATCAACCTTTCTCATTAGATTTATTAGATAATGTTGTAAAAGCAATAGTTGATAAAGGTAATCCAGGAGCAGCAGATTTAAAGGCTGGTTTCTATTCTTTATGTGTTCCTTATACAATTTTAAGAAGTATTAATAAATTAAATAAGGATACTGTTAGAACAGATATAACTGAAAAAATAACAGGAACTAAAATTGAAGAAATAGTCACTACATCTGGTACTGTATCTGTATTTCCAGCAACTTCATTAGCAGAAAATGAGTTTATATTAATGAACTTAAATGAAGCTAGAATAAAACAATTATATCCAATTAAAGAAGAAATAGGTGCTAAGACAGAATTAGCTGATAATTACTTCTTACATGGGGAATATGCTCACCAAATAACTAAGCTACCTTTCCAAGTGCATGTTAAAAATGTAAAAATATCATAGGAGGTTGTAATGGCAAAAGATAGTAAAAAAGAAAATGAAGAAATGATTGAAGGATTAAAAGGAGCGGTATTAGAAACAACTTTTAAATCTAGCTATAAAAATCTAATTATAGCTGGAACCTCTATTCAATTCAAAGATGGAGTTTACTCAACTTCTGATGAAACTGAAATAGAAATATTAAGAAATAATAACCTTGTGACAGAGGCAGGAGAATAAAAACTCCTGCTTTTATCATATTAGGAGGTTAGACATGGAAGAAATTTACAATAAAATAATTGAAAAAACGAAAGAATTAACTGATGTTAGCAACGAAGCTAGATTGGAAATTCAAGTAACTATTTTAGTTAGAAAAGCTTTGAATTTTATGAATAGAAATGATTTTCCAGTTGAACTCATAGAACCATTTGCAGAGCATTTAGCATTAAAAACTATTGAAGAAACAAACTTACAAGGTAATGTTTCTAAAGTTACAGAAGGAGATACAACAATAGAATATAACACATCTAGCAATACTACTGATGAAATGTTTCTATCTTTAAAAAGCCAATTATTTAGATTTAGAAAGGTTGGTACAGTATGAGTATTTTAGATAAGTTGCATAATGATAGAGTTACTGTTGTTAGGTCTGTTACTACTACAGATGAGTATGGTGGAGCTTTTGAAAAGTATGTAGAAGTTTCAAAAGATATTCCTTGCAGACTTTCTCAAAAATGGTTGAGAAGCATTGCACCAGGACAAGTCAATAGCAGTTCACAAGAATATAAGTTGTTTGTAGGTTTGGATGTAGATATAAAGCAAAATGATTTGTTAAAAGTTATAAGAAAAGCAGATGGAGCTGTTTATATGTTCAAAGCATCTAAACCTTTGGCTTACAGCATAATAAAACATAAGGAAATAGTCTTAACAGAAGTTTCTGAAAATGAGGTAGATTATGGAGCTTAAAGGTTTTAAAGAGTTTGACAAAATTCTTGATGAAATAAAAACAAAAGCTCCACAAGCTACTGAAAGATTTTTAATGTTGCAAGCAGAGGAAATGGTAGGAGAATTAAAAAATAAAAATAAAATTTTAACCCCCGTTGACACTGGACTTTTAAGAGATAGTTGGCAAAGAGAAAATGGAAAGAGATTAACTGGTAAAAAATTTACTCAGATTGTGTTTAACATGACTGACTATGCAGCACATGTTGAGTATGGTCATAGAATTGGAAGAAGTAAAACTAAATTTGTCAGAGGTAGATTTATGCTAAGAACAGCAGTGGCTATGAGACAAATTAAATTCTATAAAGATTTAAAAAATTTTTATGGAGGATTGATAAAGAAATGAAATGGATAGATATAAGAAATGCATTAAATAACATTATTTCTGAAAAATTAAAAGTAAATCCTTATAGTGAAGATATAGACAATGTCAGAAAGCCTTGCTTTTTCATAGATTTAGTTAGTTATAAGAAAGAATTTAATTCCGAATATAGAGAGCTAAAAACAATAGATATTGATATTATCTATTATCCAAAAACTAACGGAAAGCTCACTAATGCTGAAATATTAGAGAATTTGGAAAATTTGGATAATGCTTTGGAAATAGAAGGTAAAAAGGTTTTACATGTGCTTAATAGATTTTTAACTCTAAGAAATACTGATATAAAAATTGTAGATAGAGTTGGGCATTATGTATTTACATTGAGTTTATATGACTTATATGGAAAATCTTACGATTATGAGCTTATGAAAGATTTAGAATTGAGATTTAAAGAAGGAGGTAGCAATTAATGGGAAATGAAGTAGGGCAAATAAAAGCTAGTCCAAACATTAATATAGAGTTTAAAACTCTTGCAACAACTGCTATACAAAGAAGTGAAAGAGGTATAGTTTGCTTAATATTAAAAGATACTAAGAAAACTATTAAATGGAACACTCTAAAAACAATAGCTGATTTAAAAGAGAAAGAGTGGGATGCTAAAAATGTTAAGTACATTAAATTAGCAATGCACTATGGAGCTAAGAAAGTTTTAATAAGAGTGTTGCAAACTGGGGAAAATATAGATGATGTTCTAGGTGAATTTAAAGAAAGAAAAATGCACTGGTTAGCTTATCCAGGAGCAGAGCAAGCTGATGATCAAAAGCTTGTAACTTGGACTAAACAAGTATTTGGAAATGATGGTGCAATAGGAAAAACTGTAAAATATGTATCTAGCTTTGCTAATAATACAGATCATGTTGCAATAGTAGAGCTAGGAAATACTGGAACTTATAAATCAATCTATGGAGATTTTACAGCACAAGAATACACTGTAGCAATAGCAGGGCTTATAGCAGGAATGCCTTTAAATAGGTCAGCAGACAACTTTGTTATGAGTGACTTAACTGAAGTAGATTATTTTGAGCCTAAACTTGGTAAATTCTCTCTATACAATGATGATGAAAAAGTTAGAGTTAACTATGGAGTAAACTCAAAAACTACTTTTGATAGTACTTGGAAAAAAGATACAAGAAAAATCAAAATAGTTGAGGGAATGTGCTTTATAACTGATGATATAAGAGATACATTTAAAAATTATTGGTTAGGAATTTATATAAATGACTACAATAATAAAATGAATTTCTGTTCTAATGTCACTAAGGTTTATTTTAAAGAAATGGCTCCAAATGTTTTATCTGGAGACTATGATAATAAGATTGAAATAGACTTAGAAGCACAAAAAAGATTAATTGTTTTAGATGGAAAAGACCCAGAAGAAATGACAGAAATGGAAATCTTGAAATATCCATCTGGAGATGATGTATTTTTAACTGGTGATGTTAGATTTGCAGATACTATGGCAAATCTTAGCTTGGTTATAAAGATGTAATAGGAGGTAAAAATGGCAGATACAAACATAAGAGGTTATCATACCATTGCGGGTGCTCATGGTACTCTTTGGATAGACAATGAAAAAATAGCAGAGTTTTCAAAAGTAAATGCAAAAGTAACAGCAGAAAGAAAAGATGTACAATTAGGTTTATCTGTGGACAGTAAGATTACAGCTTTAAAAGGTGAGGGTAGTGTTACTCTTGAAAAAGTATATTCAAGAGGTAAAAAAATACTTGAAAAATTGGTAAAAGGGAGGGATGTTAGAGTTAGGATAGTTACTAACTTAGCAGATCCTGATACACCTGGGAAGCAAGAAGAAAGAATATCTTTAGATAATGTTTGGTTTAATTCAATAGATTTAATCAATATTGCTAGAGGAGAAGTTATAGAAGAAGAGTATCCATTTGGATTTACTCCAGAGGATCTAAAATATGAAAATGATATAAAATAGGAGGCTTAGATGTTAGTTACAGCTGAAATGCTACTTGAAAATAGTAAAAAAATAAATAATGAAGAAAGAAAAAAAGTTAAAATCCACATAAAAGAACTTAATGGAGAGATTGAATGTGAGTTGCTAAATAAAGAAGATTACTTAGATTTAATTTTATCAAAAGAGAAAGATAAGGATTTAGAAGTTATCTATAATTCTTGTCCTATTTTTAGAGATGATAAACTAATAGATAAACTTGGATGTAGATCTAAACCAACACAAGTTGTAGCGAAAGTTTTAAAAGACCCTACTATTTATAAATTAGCAGATTTTATCTTAATAGCTTCTGGCTATGGAGATAGAGATTTAGTTAGTATTGTTAAAGAAACAAAAAACTAATTGAGAGCGACTGGAAATTAAGTACAGTCGCTCATTACTTAAATAGAGGACATAAATTAGAAGAACTTAGAAAACTTTCTGAAAAAGATTTATTTTATATGTACCTTTTAAAAGAATAATGATATAATATTGAATATTAAATTCATTTTAGGAGGAAAGGTTTATGAAAAAGTATAAGTTTGAGTTTGATTACAAGTTTTTTGATTGTTTATTATTGGCAGGACAATGCTTGTTAGCCTCAATAATATTCAATATTATAGTCTCTTTTTTGGTAGGATTTCTTGAAGGGGCACTTATGACTGATAGTATATTTTTGTTTGGTATAGTTCCTATGCTATCTTATATCTTTGGTATAGTTTACTCTCTTGTAGCTATTATAAGATATGTATTAGAAGGAGTTACTATAAAAGAAATAGAATAAAAAATAACTTTAGAGATTAAGAGAGTTTTTTAACTCTCTTTTATTTTTAAAAAATTTCTCTTGACTTTTGACGACAGATATAATATAATACTTTTGTCGTCAGAAAGGAGAGTGAAATATGGATGACAAAAAGAAAATGGGTAGACCTACAAATGACCCAAAAGATGTAAAATTAACAGTAAGAGTTAATAAAGCAACTAATGAGATATTAGAAAAATATTGTAAAGAAAATAATATTTCTAAGGTTGAAGGAGTTAGAGAGGCTATAAATAGGTTGCCTATAAAAGAAAAATAAAAGAGTGATATTCAGTCCCTGAGAAAGATTTGAAATATCACTCACCACCAAAGTATTGGTATGTAAATATTATACACTGCATACCTCTATTTTGGCAACTAAAAATTTAAAATGGAGGTATTTTTTAATTATGGACAAATTTGAGTTAGAAAAGTTAAGTTTAAAAATGGAAGCCCTAGATGATTTATTACTGGCTATGGAAGAAGCTATATTTAGTGAAAATTATGCTATTTCAAATTATAGAAAAGGTTTTGCACATTTAACAGATATGGCTAGTGAAATAAGTGAAAAATTAAATCAAATGGTACAAGAGGTGTTTAAAAATGGAAAATAAATTGGTAAAAATAAATAATGTAGAACTTGGTATAAAAGAATATAAAAAAGAAAGAGTTGTAACTGCTTGGGATATTGGGAAAGTTCATAATAGAGATGTTGGTGAAATTAATAAAATATTTAATAGAAACAAAGATAAATTTATTTTAAATGAAGATTACTTTATATTGAAAATTAAAGACTTTTCTGAAAGGTTTAAAACCATTCAGGATTTTATACCTAATAATGTTAAGGAAATTGTTTTATTCACAGAAAGTGGATATCTGATGTTAGTAAAAACATTTACAGATGATTTGAGTTGGGAAATACAAAGACAATTAGTTAAAGGATATTTCAAACTTAAAGAACTTAAATCAAGTCTAGATAAAGATAAAAGACTTGAAATAATGGAAAAAAATGCAAATGTAAGAATGGCTAAAATGTTAAAATCTTTAATACCATTCTCAAAAAGTGAAAGATACAAAGAAATATTAGTATCAGAAGCAACAAAAGTTTTAACAGGTAGAGAACTAATCCCACCACCAGAAGTGGAAGCTAAAACTATAACTGCCACTCAAATAGCAGAGATATTAGGAGTATCTGTTCAAAAGATAGGAATAATTTCTAATAAATACAACTTAAAAACAGAACAAAATGGATATTGGGTTCACGAAAAAGCAAAGTATTGTAATAAAGAGATACCTAATTTTAGATATTTTGAAAGTGCAATAGAAGAATTTAGAAAATATATTTAATTAAACACTAAGAGGAGTATAAAAGCTCCTCTTTTTTATTGGAGGTGAGATTTTGGAGCATGTATTAAGTGCTAGATTAGAACTTAAAGATAAATTTACATCTGTAATATCCAAAGCAGAAAAAGGACTTGCTGGACTTTATCAAAAAGCTAAATCTATGGATTGGGAAAAAGTTAATAGTGGACTTAATAAATTTGGAGCAGTTGCTATTGGTGGGCTTGCTGGGATAGGTGCTATTGCTGGAAGTTCTCTATCTGCTTTTGCGGATTTAGAAGATCAAGTAAGAAGAAACAAAGCTATCATGGGAGCAACAGCAGCAGAAGAAAATATGTTAATGGCTCAAACAAGAGAACTCGGAAGAAGTACAAGATTTACAGCACAAGAAGTTGCACAAGCTCAAATGTATCAAGCTATGGCGGGTATGAAAACAAATGAAGTATTGGAAATGACACCAAAACTTTTAAAACTTTCTATTGCTTCTGGTGAAGATTTAGCTAGTACATCGGATCTTCTTACTGATAACATAAGTGCTTTTGGATTAACATTACAAGATGCAGATAGGTTTATGGATGTTATGGCTGCAACTGCTAATAACACAAATACAAGCATTGCACAACTAGGAGAAGCATATAAGTATGTGGCATCTACTTCAAGAAACTTTGAAAGTTTAGAAGAAACAAATATCATTTTAGGTTTATTAGCAGACAGTGGTCTTAAAGGATCTATTGCAGGAAGAAACTTAGCGGCAATTTATGCAAGACTTTCAAAAACAACTCCTGATATGGATAAAGCTTTGAAAAAAGTTGGAATAACTCTTTACGATAATAATGGAAAATTTAAAGGACTTAGAAAAATTATAGAAGAATTAAAACCTAAACTTGCATCTATGTCAGAAGAACAAAGAAACTATTTCTTAGCTACTATTGCAGGAACAGAAGGTTTAAAAGTAATGAATAATCTTTTAGGAACTTCAAAAGAAGGAATAGAAAAAGCAGAGAATGCTATAAAAAATGCAACTGGTGCTACAGACAGATTTGCAAAAGAAATGAGTGATAACACAAAAGATAAGATAGCTCAATTTAGAAGTGCTGTTGAAGATTTAAAAACATCAATTGGAGAAGGTTTGGCTCCAACAGCAGTTAATTTTATAAATAAATTTACAGATAAAATGGCTGAATTAAATTCAAAAGGTACTTTTAATACAGAAAATGTAGAGACTTATTTTAATAGAATTTTTACTCTTACAGCAGAGGCTATAAAAGGCTTCGCAGCATTAAAAGTAGCAGCTATGGCAGAAAAGATTTTTCCAGGTTCTGGGAAATATGTTGCTGGAAGTTATGCTGCATATAAAGCGGGTAAATTTGTTGGAGACTGGGCAGGAGAAAAACTAGGGAGGACTAAAAATAAATGGGATTTAAGAAAAGAATACCAAGCAAAAGGCTATACTTGGGATGAGGCTAATGCACAAGCAGAAAAAGATATAGAAACAATAGATTTGAGAAACAGTAAAACAGAAGATGATTCAAAAATTGAGTATATAAAACAAAGAATGTTAAAAGAAAAACTTAGAGATAATAAAGATTCTGGAAAAGGAATAGAACAGCTAATGAAAGAAACGGAAGAAGATTTTAGAGAAAGAAGAAGAATTGCTAAATTAAGCCCAGAAGAATTAGCAAAAGAACAGACAGTACAGAAAAATAAAACTGTTGACTCATTAAATAAACCTATTTTACTAGGGAAACCTTTACCAGAAAAGCAGAAGACAGAGCTAGAAAAAGTTAGTGATAAGTTAGGACTTAAAGCTCCAACAATTCCAAATTATATGCTTAAACCTTCTGTTCCAGAATCTAAAAAAAGCAATAATGATATTAAAGTGCCACCTCAAAATCTAACTTTTTCACCTCAGGTAAATGTAAATATGGGGGGAGTTACAATAAGAAATGAAGCTGATATAGAAAAGACTGCTGAAATGTCTAAACAAAAAATAATTGCAGAGTTGAAAAACTATGTACAAATAACAAAATAAGGAGATGATGCTATGAGACCAACATTTATCCTGGTTAAAGATAGCACTAATACTCCTTTTTTCTTTGTAGTACCACCATTGGATTTGAGGATAGAGAGCGACCAGGATTTACAAACAATAAAAATAATTGATTTAGGAGAAAAAACATTGATTGGAAATAGAAAAGCTGAAAAGATTAGTTTTTCTACTTTTTTACCAAGTATGAAATCTCCTTTTTTTAATTTTGTTTTATCTACTGCTCCTACTAACTCTATGGAAACATTAAAAAAGTTAAAAAATGATAAGGAAAAATTAACTTTAATTATTCCAGAGTTTAACATTTTCTTTAAATGCTATATTCAAACTTTATATTTTGCGGTAACTGAAAGAACAGGAGATATAGATGTGGAAATAACTCTCGTGGAAATAAAGAAAAATAAGACCTTATCTGATGTAGCAAGAGGATTATTAGAGAGGTAAATATATGGAGAAACTAAAAATTTATGTAAATGGAAAAGAATATAAAAATATATTTACTAGAGTTATTTGGAGTGGAGCAATTCACGGAACTGCAAGGAAATTAGAAGTTGAGTATCTAGGAGATATCATAACCAATATTGGAGATGAAATTGTATTTTCTTATGAAGATGAAAAATTATTTTATGGTAAAGTTTTTCAACACTCCAGGAAAGGTGAATCTGAATTAAAAAGTTTTTATGCATATGACAATTCTATTTATCTGAATAAAAATAACTTTGTTAAGAACTTCTTTAGAAAAAAACCAAGTGAAATATTAAAAGAAATTTGTGGAGAACTTAATTTAAAAATAGGCAAAATTCCAAAGGATGAAGTTACATGTACATATCCAGCTATTGATAGAAGTGGATATGAAATTATATTGAATGCTTATACAATACAACACAGAAAAAATAAAAAAATTTATTCTATTGTGAGTAATGAACAAGCAATAGATATAGTTGAACAAGGCACTTATACAGATGTTCTTTTGACTAGTGCTGACAACATTTCTACTTCTTCATATGAAGAAAGCATAGAAAATATGATAAATCAAATTGTTATCTATAAAGTAGAAAATGAAAAACAGCAAATACTCAATAAAGTTGAAAATGCAGAAGATAAAAAGAAATTTGGTTTATTCCAACAAGTTATGCAATATGAAAAAGATGTAGATAATATAGCAAATGCTAAGGATATGCTAAAGAGTGTAGAAAAAAGTGCAAGGCTATATTGTTTAGGAAATATCTTAATTCAAGCAGGGTATAACATTGGAATACAAGAGCCTCACACAGGGCTAGTTGGTAGTTTCTTAGTTAAATCTGATACCCATATTTTTGAGGGCGAAACTCATTTCTGTAATATTGAGTTAGCTTTTGAAAATATTATGGATAAGGCTCAATTTGAAAATAAAGAAAAAGCTAAGAAAAACAAAAAGAAAAAAGGTAAAAAAGCAAAGAAGAAAGACAAAATAGATGAGTTGTTTCCTGAAGGGTGGGATAAAAAATGAGTGATTTAGGAATTATGATAAGTGAAATGATAGGACAAGCTACAAAAGGAACATCTATCATAAAGGCATCTGTAGTCACTCCACCCCCAAACTTATCTATTGAATTTGATGGTCAGATAATTCCATCTGAACAAATTTACTGCAGTAATTACTTATTACCTCACTATCATAGAGATTATACGATAGATGGTGTTATAGATGAAATAAAAATAGATGTATCTAGCTATAATTATGACAATACTACATCTGATACAGCAGGACATAATATACCAAAGTTAAAAGGAAATGGGAAATATGAGGGCAATGGTACTTACAAATCTCACAAAGATATTTGGTTTGAGGATACACTTCAAAAAGGGGATGAAGTGTTAGTTCTTGTTTTGGGAGTGCATTACGTAGTTGTAACAAAGATAGTTAAAATGCCAAGTGGTGCAATAAAGGGGGTGTGATGTGGAAAAAGATTTTAATATTTTTCTTAAAAAAGCTGAAACAGAAGTTGAAGAAATGCCGACTTTTAAGGAATATGCTATTGACTTTAAAACTGGAGAATATATAAAAGATGAAAATAACAATATTAAAGTTTTAGAGAAAAACGAAGCCTTAAAAGTATGGATATTTAAAGCCTTAAAGACTGAAAGATTTAGATATACTGATGTACATAGTGATGAATATGGAAGTGAATTAGAAACTAATATAGGAACTATCTACCATAAAACTGTTAAAGATGCTTTAATGATTAATCAAATAAGAGATACTTTATTAGTAAATCCATATATTTTAGAATGTTATAACTTTGAAATTTCTAATGAAGATGAATATGTTCCACAGATAACCTTTAATGTTAAAACTGTGTATGGGGAGCTAGAAATGGAGGTGTAAAGTGAAAGACAGAATAGAATTAAGGAACAATTTCCTGGATAATCTTAAAAACCCACTTTCAAAAATGGAAGGTACTTTCAATTTTGATATTGCTGCCACTTTTGGAATTACAGCAGAAGAAGTATACAAAGAGTTAGAATTTTGGGAAAAACAAACTTTTATTGATACTGCAACAGAAGATGAATATGTTGATAAACATGCTCTAATGTTTGGAGTAAAAAGAAGATCAGGAACTAAGGCAAAAGGAACTGTTAAAGTAACAGGAAAAGCTAACTCTGTAATAGAAGAAAATACAATATTTTTGAATAGAGATGGTATAAAATACAAATCTTTAAGAAAAGAATACTTGAGTACAACTGGAGTTGTAGAAATAGAAATAGAATGCTTATCTGAAGGAAAAATAGGTAATGCTGCAATAGGAGAAATTACAACTTTTGAAATTCAAAATAGTAATATTTACAGTGTTATAAATGAAAAAGAAATTATAAATGGATATGATAAAGAGCCTAATTCTGTACTTGTAGCAAGAGCGAAAGAAAAAGCAACAAGACCAGCACACAGTGGAAACATCTATGATTATGAACAATGGGCTAAGCAAGTTGATGGAGTTGGAAAAGTATTAGTAAAACCTCTTTGGAATGGAAACGGAACTGTTAAAGTTCTAATTGCCAATTATAATAATGATATAGCTGATTCTAGTCTAATTCAAAAAGTTAGAGAAAGAATACAGAGAGATGATGGTAGACCAGTTGGAGCCGATGTAACTGTTGATAGTTTTACTGCTAAAAATATAAATATAAATATACAAGTTATATTGAAAGCAGGATATACTTTATCTGATGTAAAAGAAAAAATTGAATCTCTTTTAAAAGCTGTAATAAAGACTGGAAGTGCTACATTTGAAAAAGCTAATAAATCTATATTATCTATTAATCGTTTAGAGAAAGCTATTTTAGAAATAGAGGGAATAAATGATAACTTTGTGAAAGTAAACAATTCTAATTCTAACTTAGAAATAGCAGAAGATGAAATATTGATAGTTGGGACAGTGGTTATAAATGAGTGATAGATTAATAAAAAAAGTATCTAAAATAGCTAGAAACAGTTTACAAAAAGATTTAATTAGAACACTAGATCTGATGTGTGAATATGTTAAAAATGATATACAAAAATACAAGGAGCTATTATTTATAGCTTTTTTTAATGAACAGCAAGTAGCAAACTATGAAAGATTTATGGAATTAGATTATAAAAGTGGTTGGAGTTTACAAGACAGAAAAGATAGAATTATCTATACTTTACTATCAAAGAATATTTTTACACCTCGTGTTCTAAAAGAACAAGCTAAGATATTCACAAATGGAGAAATTGAAGTTATTGAGAATTACAATGATTATTCTTTTATAATAAAATTTACATCAGTAGTCGGAATACCATCTAATTTAGACAACTTTAAAAACTTTATACATATTAACAAACCCGCACATCTAAATTTTAAAATTGAATTTAGATATAACATACATAACCAAGTGGCTTATTTATTGCATAATTCTTTAAAAACTAAAACTCATAAACAAGTCTATGATACAAGACTTTATGAAGATAGTGTAGTAGTAGGAAAGTATCATAAACACATAGAAATAAATAATTTCAAAAATGATGAATTAAAGAATAAAACTCATAAAGAAATTTATGATGAAAGGAGATAGAAAATGGCAGATTATACAAAACATTTAAGATTAATAAAACCATCTGGAAATGAATATTATGATATAGAAAACTTTAATCATAATGCAGAGTTGATAGACAAAGAAACAGAGGATTTAAGCAATAAAGTAGCAAAAATTCAAGAAGGAGCAACAAGAGAAAAAGCTGGTATAGTACAGTTTGGAACAGAAGAAGGTAAAGCACTTGAAGGAATGATGTTAGCAAGACTTGCTGGATGTGTTGGGTATGGTGGAGATATACAAACAGCAGGAGTTAAGGACATTAACTATATATATTATGATAGAAATACTAGAAAGATGTACAAGTGTTTAAATCAAAATAGTGATGTATCAGCAAATGTTGCTAATTTTATCCCATTGGATAATAACTCACTTCTTGAGAGATTGGAAAATTTGTCAACTTTTAAAATTCAGGAACTATACTCAACACCTGCTGGTGTCAAATTTACTATATTTCAGTATGGCAGTTTAATTCTTATAGCTGCATATACATATGGTGCTGAAAAATTAAATTATGGAACTTCATATAAATGCAACTTACCTTATGATTGCTACAATACAGCAACAGCTATAACAGGAAATAATGCAAGTAGTGGACAATTTAGCTTGGTTAATAATGTTTTAATAGTTAATTCTACTGATAATCAAGTACCCCTTAAAAATACATTTATGGGGCAATTAACAACTTTTTTAAAATAAAATTTAACTTAACTATTTACAGATAAAATTTGTGCAATGAAATTATTATCTGCTGTAGAATTTGTAACAGTAGAATGAGTAATTGTTATTACATTATTTTTAAAACTTAAAACAAATTCTCTTGTATCAGAAGTTATACCTACTGTAAATGCGATATCCCTATTTCTTATAATTTCTGTTCTTAATATGATTGGAGTAAAATAGTAAAAATTATTATCATCACCATAATTTATTCCTATTATTTCTATAAATTTAGAGTTACTAGGAATTGTCCCAAGTGTCTGCCCTTTTGTTGCAGCTCTACCCTTAAAAATTTCAGAATATTTAAATAAATTTTCCAATCTATACACATTTTAAAAATCCATCTGTGAAGGAACAGATAACCAAAAATACTAAATTTTTTGAAAGGAGTAAAAAATGAAAACAATAAATTTTTATAAAAAAGATAAGTTAATCTTTTCTGTGTATGCAGAAAGTTTAGAAGATGTTTTAAAATCACCTCTATCATATTTTCCAGCATATACGACAGATGTGATAATCACTGATATATCTTACCAATACCCCATCTACAAAGATGACATACTAAGAGAAATGACAAGAGAAGAAAAGGTAAGAGCTGGAATAGATGTTACATTGGAAGATGGAGAAATCATAAAAGATAAGAAAATTATAACAGTGCCAAAACCACAAGGAAATCCAAAGTATTTAAGTTGGAACAAGGAAAAAGGTTTATGGCTATTAGATAATGAAAGAGAATACCAGGACTATATGAATTTAATAGATGACTTAAAAGCGAAATCTCTGGCATATGGGTTTGATTACAAAGTTGAGGGAAAAGAACACAGACAGAAATGCAGAGATAAAGATATAACTCTATTAGCTTCAAATGTAACCTTTATGTTAGCAGAAAAGACTATTTTTGGAAAAGAAAAGCCAATAACTTGGTATTTTGAAGATAATTTTGGGTTAGAATTAAATTTAGAAAAATCATTAGTATTAGCTAGTTATGGAAAAACATTCACTCAATCAGTTTATGATACAGAGCATTATTTTAAAACAAAAGTTAATCCAAAAGAACTGACAAAAGCAGAATTTGAGAGCAAGAGAAAAGAAATACATAATGCACTAGCCAAAGGCTAATTTTAAGAGTTTCTATTATTAAAGGTAGTTTTATATAGCTACCTTTTTTAATGGCTTTAAATGGCAAATTACGAGGTTGGTTTAATAATTTTTATATAAAGGAGATGGTAAAAATGAAAGTAGCGTTGATTATTGGTCATAACAAAAGAAGCAAAGGAGCATATTCAACCATAGTTGGTAGTGAATATGATTATTGGAAAAGAATAGCAGAAAAAATAAAAGGAGAAATTCCAGAATTTGTTGATATTTATGAGAGAAAACCTAATAAGGCTTATGTTCCTGAGATGAACGAAGTTTTAAAAGAACTTAACAAGAATGATTATAAGTTCTGTATGGAACTTCACTTTAATTCAGCAGCAAGTGAGCAAGCCAATGGTTGTGAATGTTTAGTTTACTGGAAGAATGAGAAAGCAAAAGAGTTAGCAACAGATTTTATGGCTAGATTGCAAAACAAGTTTGGCAGCAAGATAAGGACCAAAGAAAATGTTATAAAAGTAACTATGCAAGAAAAAAGAATTGATGGAAAAACTTGGGAAGAAGAAAGAAAAGAAACTACAAAAGGCTTAATTCTTGTGCAGGATAGCAAAACAAGAGGAGGCTATGGAATATGTAATAGCAAAGATACTTATATTTTAGTTGAGCCTTTCTTTGGTAGCAATCAAGATGAAAGTTTAAAGTTTTCTGTGGAAAAAGATGTTGCAGATTTATTTGTTAATTTTATAAAAGAAAATATTTAATAAACAGTCTGGCCAGACAAATTTATTATAAAAACTTTAGGAGGTTTAATTATGAAAGATTTTATTTACGGCATGTTTTTTAAAGTGTATGCAATTTTTATAAGTTTTACTTGGGAACAATGGTGCTGGATGGCATTAGCTGCTGGAATAGTTGCTTATATGATCTATAACAGAAAGAAGTATGTGCAAATATTTGATAATGCAGTGGTGTATGCAGAAACTTCTTTTAACTATGGCGATAATATTAAAAAGCTAAATGGAGCTGTAACATTTATAATAGAAAGAACAAATAGCCTACCATTTATAGCTAGGGTAGTAATTAGAAGATTTTTAAGTAGAAAAAGAATGATAGATATTATAGAAACAACACTACAAAAGTTTTCTAATGTATTTGGAACAGGAAGAAAAGTGGATATAAAAGGAAATGAGGAAGATGGAGAAAAGTAAATTAATCCTGGAACCAATTTCAAACGGTAAGGCAATTTTGCTAGAAGAGTATATTTATGAGATAAATGGGTACTTGATAAGAGTACCCAAATCTTTTATAACAGATGGGGCTTCTGTCCCTAAGAGTTTACAATGGCTGTATAATCCTTATGGGAAATATATTAATGCTGCTGTCGTACATGATTATTTATACAGTTATTATAACAATACAGGTATTAATCGTACCTTAGCAGATAAAATATTTAGACATATTATGGAAGAAACTGGAGTAGACAAAAGAACTTGTAGGAGATTTTATACTGCTGTCAGATGTTTTGGGGAAACATCTTGGAAAGCTAAATTGCAAAATGAGGGTTATAAGGATAGAGCCATAATTGATAGAACTAAGGAGGCTAAGGAATATTATAATTATTGGGGAAAAGTATTGGGAATATAGGTGGTGTATATGGAAAAAACTTTACTAGAATATGGTGTAGTAGGTGCTATTTTACTGTATTTCTTATGGAAAGATAGCAAGACATTTGAAATCTATAGAACTACTATGCAGAAGATAGTGGACCAGTTAGAAGCAATGCAAAAGGACCAAACAGAATTAAAAAAAGATATGGAGGAGATTAAAAAAATCATAAAGTAATGGGGTAGGATTTTGTCCTGCCCCTTCTTTTTTTATTGTAAAAAAATTTTATATCAGATGTTTTTAAATCTTTTAAACTTATGAATTTATCTGTTATTTAGTAAGTGAAATTTTTTTTAAAAAAAATAAAAAAATAGTTGACACCGACACGGTAATGTATTATAATAGCATTATAGAAATACCGACACGGTAAATAAAATTCAGGAGGTTTAAAAATGAAAAGATTTCTAAATGCACAAGAAAAAGCAAGTAAAAAAGGATATGTATTAATCAATTATGCACTTTATGCAGGAGACAAGGATAAATACAAATTAATGTATCCTCAAAATAATGGTGTTGCTAAAAGATTTAATACTTTAAAAGAAGCAGAAAGTTTTATAGAAAAATGTGAAAGAAATAATTAAAAAAGGATCTACTAAATAAATAGTAAATCCAATTCAAGAAGTGATATAGTTACTCCTTCAGCAAGATAATTATATCACTTCTAATAAAAAAATACAAGGAGTGATTAATAATGGTAAAATTAGAAAAAAAAGAGGGAAAAATTTATGTAACAACATCTTATAATAGCACTTTTGTGACAAAAGCTAAAAATCTTAAAGGTAAATGGAATGGTGATTGTTGGGTGTTTGATGAAAAGGTTGAAAATTTAGTAAAAGAAGTTTTAAAAGATATATATGGGACTGATGGAGAAACTTATTCTAAAAATGTTACTGTAGAATTAAATCTTGATAAATTTGAATATAGCGATAGTCAAGGGGTAAAAATAGGAGACTTAGTTATAGCAATAAGAAGATATAGAGATAGAGATGTTACTGTGAAAGAAGGGGCAATAATAATTTCAGGAGGTTTTCCAAGTTCTGGGGGCTCAACAAAAACTCCAAGACTAAATGCTTGTGAAAATACTGTCTTAAGAGTTGATGTTCCAGAAATTCTTTATAAAAAAATAGAAAATGCACAAGGAGTAAAATTAATTCAAGTTGACTTGGATAGAGATTTAGAAGCAGAATTATCAAAAATAGAAGAAGAGATAGAAAAACTTGAAAATTATAAAAAAGAAATTCTTAAAAAATTAGGTCGTGGTTAAGATGACTTTCAAAGAAATATCTGTGGAATATTTCAAGAGTTGGGGATTATCTGTAAGAAAAAGGACAAAACAAGCTCATAAAAAATCTTTTTTATATCAAAGTGAAGAGCTATTAGATTTAGATATAAAAGAGATTAATAAAGAAATTATAGAAAACCATTTAGCTAAAATGCTATCTAGACTTTCACAGAGCACAGCTGCACATTGGAATGCTAAATGTAAGAATATTTTAGAATATGCTTTTAAAAATAATTATATAGATTCAGATTTTTACAAAAATATAATCCATATAAAAGTTAAACAAACATATTCTATTAATGTTATTACAGAAAATCAGTTTAAGATGCTACTAACAATAGCAAAAACTCAAACTAGACATAAAAACTTAGATGAGAAAATATTATTTTTAGAACTTTTATTTAAAACAGGGCTAAGACATTCAGAAGCAAAGGCTCTGCAAATTTACAAAATAAATTTTGATAATAATGAAATTAGAGTTAATAATTCTTTATACAGCGATGTAAAAGGAAAATGGGAGTTAGCACCAACCAAAACTCCCTGCTCTAATAGAATTATAAAAATTGATAAGAACTTAGCACAAAAGTTAAAAGATTTTATTGAACTAAAAAGTAAAAATAGAGATGATTTTTTATTTGCTTATGCAGATGGAAGTCCAAGAACAACTGTTTTTGCTAAAGATTTACTGAAGAAAAGTGCAAATCTTTTGGGAGTAAAAATATCAGCACATGGATTAAGGCATAGTCATGCAACTATGCTGATAAGAAACCTAGTTCCAGTTCAGCTTGTACAAAAAAGGATGGGGCATGCTGATCCAACAACAACAATTAAAACATATACTCATCTTGTCAGTGAAGATGAAAAAATAATCGTTGACTTACTTGAAAAAATTTGATAACCTCTTGTAAAAGAGAGGTGGAAGGATGGGAAAAGAAATCAGAAAATTACGAATTCTATATGCAAAAGATGGTCATGGGAATTTAACAACTAGATTGTCTATTCCAAAGTCTTGGCTAGATAAATTAGGCTTTTCTGTTGATGATAGAGAAGCTGAGGTATCGTTTGATGATGAGAAAGAAATTATAATTATAAAAAAAATAAAGCAGGATTAATTTCCTGCTTTTTACATTATAAATTTTTACTAATTTTACATACTTATTTCTATTTTAAGTCCAAATTAAGTCCACTAAAATTTAAAAGTATAATAATTACTTATTTTAAGTGAGTTTTTCTCCTATTCCCACTCTACCATTAATAATATTATACACTATTTTTTATTATTAATTTCAATATTTTTATTAAATACAATTTTATACATTTATTTATTTTACACCCTTTTTAAAAATTTTTAAGTCCATTTTAAGTCCACTTATTTATTTAAAACGGATATCATAAAATCATGTGACTCTCTAAAAAGATGGGCATAAATATTGAGAGTGGTTTCAACTTTTTCATGACCTAGTCTTTTAGATACTGCAAGTATATTAACATTATTATTAATTAAAAAACTTGCATGGCTATGTCTTAAATCTTGTAGTCTTATCTTTTCTAGTCCAGCTTTTGCAGAATAAGTTTTTATATCATGCTCAAAAGTAGATTTTGTAGTGGGAAAAAGCCTAGTATCATCTGTTGGGCAATAAAGTCTTTGCATATACTCTTCTACAATACTGACTAATTTATCTGACATATCTATAATTCTATTAGCCCTAGGTGTTTTAGGATCCGTTACTACATCCTTCTTTCTAAGTCTTTGATAACTTTTATCAATCTTTAAAGTCTTATTTTTTAAATTGATATCTTTAACTGTTAGAGCTAATAACTCTCCTATTCTCAACCCACAATTAAATAATATTTGAAAACCTGTATAAGATACGGGCTTATGTACAAGAAGATTAATGAATTTGAAAAATTCAGGTGGCTCCCAAATTTTCATTTCATCCGCATTTTTCTTACCTATACTCCCTGCTTTATGACATGGATTTTCTTTCAGTCCATAAAATTTAACTGCATAATTCATCATAGCTGATAGCTGATTATTAATAGTTTTTATATAAGTAGGTGCATACTTTTTATTAGTCTTAGGATTTTTAGAATTAATAAGTTCATTTTGCCACTTCCTTATTGTAACTGGACCGATTTTATCAATACTTAATTTTTTAAAAAAAGGTAATATTTTTAAATTAATTATATATTCTTTACTTATAAAAGTATGTTGTTTCAATCTATTTCTCATATCTTCCATATATAAATCATACAAGGATTGAAAACTCATATCTAAATTAAGATTAGATTTCGCTAAGTATTCCCTCTCGAACTCTTGTGCCTCTCTTTTAGTAGCAAATCCCCTTCTTTTCTTTTGTTTTCTTTCACCTTTATAGTCTGTAACATAAAATCTGCTAGTCCAAGTATTATTATCTTCTTTATATGCTGGCATATTAATCACGCTCCTTTCAATTTGACGTACTTAAATAGAGTGTGATATAATCTAAGCAGATGATATAGAAGAGTATCACACTCTTGAAGCCTTTTAGTTGCTACCAACAACTGAGGGGCTTTTTTTTATTTTTTTTAAAAGCTATCAAGAAACTCCATAATACCATTTACAGTTATTACAATTCCTGTATTTTGAACAGAAGGTAGTACGTGATAACGTGGATCTACTACAATCCCAGCAATAGATACATTAAATACTTCACCTTTTTGATTTCTTAATATGCATAAATATGGACTTCCTATATATTGAGTGATATCTAAAGATGCTATAATATAATAAAGTGCAGAACCCGATACCTGAGTAGGTACCCCATCCACGTATATTGGACTTGGTGAAAATATGTGGCTGTTTTCAATAAGTCCATAGTTTTTTAATATAAAATAACTGTAAACACTATAACTTTTAGCAAAAAAAGCATTATCATTTTCTGAAAAATGACTTCTTAAGCAATAGTTTAATTTAGATAGAATATTTCTAGGATATCCGTTTTTTCTATGAATAATTTGATTTCCCGATATTTTTAAATCTTCCAATGGGATAAACATTAAAGAGTCGCCATAGATGATCCCACAGTCAGGAGATATACTAAATTCTAATTCGTCATTTATTTGATTGGAAAATATTGAAATAAATTTTAAAACAGAATTATCAAATTCTTCAAATTTAGGAATTATTAAACCTAAGTTATTTGAATCCCTAAATAAAATACCCTGTTTAGTATGAACTCCTTTATCAGTTTTTAAAACTATTTTGTAAAAAATATCATACAAGTTAAAAAAATTATTATACAGCATTGGCTATTAACCTCCCTTTTATTATTTTAATATATTTTTAATAGCTTTTATTTTTAAAATATCATCCCCATTCAAATTAGAAAAAATACTATTTAATTCAATAAGCATATCATCATTAAATTTTTTAATTTGAAAAAGTATTTTACTAATATTATTTAATTTAACTTCATTAAGTTCTTTTAACATCCCAATGATGTCAGATAAATACTTGTCTTCCTTTTTATTGCCAGAATATACTATGTCGGACAACTTTCTTTTTACATTTGTTAAACCTATTAAGTAATTCATATCTACATCAAAATACTTAGCATAAGCGACAATGTGTTTGTTATCAGGAACGGATAAACCTGTTTCCCATCTAGAAATCATACTTTTATTAACGTTCAATCCATATTTTTCTCTGAAGATGTCGCACAACTCATCCATACTCAATGAATCTCCTTCATTAGGCTTTCGTAATTCTTTAATCCTGTCACCATACAAAAATTTTTTTTCCATATGATTCTCCTTATAACTATTTTATAGGTGAATTCTACCATATATTTTCGCATAAAGCAACTTTTATTTTTTTTTGAAAAAAAGTTGTTGACAGAGCAACGAAGAGTATGTTATCATAGTTGCGTAAATGATAACAAAAACTGGAGGTGGTAGAAATGTATGTTAAATTAAGACAATTTATGATAGAAAAAAAAATAAAAAGCAAAGATATGGCAAATATTTTAGGAATATCAAAATCTTCTTTTAGCAAGAAAATAAACCAAAATGGCTCTGATTTTAACTTGAATGAGATTAGAATAATGTGCCAAAAATATAATTTAGATGGAAATATCTATTTTTTTTACTAATCAAGTTGCTCAAACAATAACAAAATTTAAAGGAGTATAAAAATGGAAGATTTATATTTTAAAAATCACGAAGCAAGAATAATTTTTGGGCTTGTAGTATTAAGCCAAAAAATGCAAATGGACTTTTTAGGAATTGACTACAGCCACTATTCTGACAAAAAAATGGCCGAAATATGGTACTCAAATATTAAAGATATTTTGATTAATAGTAATCATGAAATGAAAGATGTAGCATTAGAAAATTTAGAAAAACTTTATGCTGGTATGAAACATTAAAGGAGGATATAAAAATGGGAGTACATAGAAATGAATTTTTAAGATTAATAAAGATAATACCATTTCCCGCTACTGCAAAATTAAAAGATGTAGTAGCAGTAATGGAAGCTTATAAAAAGATGGAGGTTAATAATGAAAATCAATGAAGATGAAACTTTTGCAAGAGCAACTCTTGTGGATCTAATAAAGTACAAAATAAAGTGGCTATTAAGAACTATTTGGGTATGTATAAATAAACCTTTCGATATTTTAATGGAATGGGTGTGATGTATAATGACTGAGTTTGCAGATGTATATAGAGTAATTGAATTATTAGGTTGTAGTCAAGCGATGGCTTATAAAGCTATCAGAACACTTAATTCTGAACTTAAAGAAAAAGGTTTTTTAACTATACAAGGGAAGGTGAATGAAAATTATTTGAGAGAAAGATATGGTTTAGAAAAAAGAAAAACATCTGTTGACAGCGACCAAACTAAAACAGATGTTAATAAAAAATAGGGTAGGTATTACTCTACTTACCCTTGATTTTATACTAAAAATTTAAAAATATCAAGGAGGAATTTATGGAAAATAATAAAAATTTACTAACAGAAACACTTAATCTATTAGGAAAGAATGACAGAACTTGGGAGGATGTTACAGAGGTATTCATTGTAGGGAAGTATAACATAGGGAAAGATGAGTTTTACAAATTAGCTTCATCTGCTAATTATAACTGGAATAATGATGAAATAAATGGAAAATTAGTGATAAAAGGGAATGACTTTATTATTAATGTACATTATGCTGAGGGGTTTAGAACATATTTAGACTTTATAGATTTAAAAGTTCCTGAAATATCATCAGATAAACCTAAACTTTTTACTTTATTTAATTTTGAATATTTTGGAGATTAAGGGGTTGGTATAGATGTTAAAAGCAAAATTTATAGACAAAATTTTAGAAGTTATGGGAGAAGAAGCAGACAGAATTTGGATAGATAACAAAGAGGTTACTGTTTGCTTTAAAGATAGCAAAGATGTAGATGGCAATGCAGAAATACTTAAACATATCTATACTTTAAAGCTAAATGAAGTAGTTGGAGAGTACAAAATAAATATAGACTATAGGTTTAAAAACATTGAAATCCATAAAGGTACTAAGTTTGTATGTTTAAGAGGGTTTGGAAAATATGGTGTAACAGGAATCTGGGCTATGATTTTAGAAGAAATAGAAAAAGATAAGGTGGATGAATAATGGAAATTAATGTAAATCAATTTTATAAAAACATAGATTGTCCAAGAGAATTTGTTTGTGCTCATTGTGGGGCGAGAGTATATGTTACAGATATAAAAGATAAGAGAGTAAAATACTGCTCTGCTGCTTGTGAAAAACAATACTGGAGAGAAAAATCTAAACAAAATGCAGCATACAAAAAAAGAAGTCGTGAAAAGGTCCTTGGCATTAGAAATTATAGCGCTAAAGATATGGCGATTAAGTTATACAGAGAGAAAAAAGAAGCTGAAGAAACTGAAAATATAGGGAGGAAAAAATGAGTAATAATCTATTAGATTTGAACGCAAAACTATTTGAACAAATGGATAAACTGAGTAAAGAAGATATAAGTTCAGAAGAATTAGAAAAAGAAATAGCAAGAAGCGAGTCAATGATAAAACTTGCTGGAGTAATTATAAGTAATGGTGATTTAGCTTTAAGAGCAGCAAAATTTAAAGATGATATGTTAAATGCTGATAATAAATTACCTAAGATGTTGGAGGGTTAAATTGAGTGATACTAGATTTAAAAAAAGGTTCACTCCCTGGAATAAAGGAATAAAAACAGGTTTGAAGCCTACCAATGGTTTTAAAAAAGGGTTCACTCCTTGGCACACAAAAGAACTTTACTCAGAAAGATTAGATAAGGATGGCTATATCTTAATTAAAATAGCTGAACCAAACAAATGGGTAAGAAAACATAGATGGCTTTATGAACAAGAACATGGAGCAATCCCAGAAAATAGTGTGATTATATTTGCAGATGGAAATAAAAATAATTTAAATATTGAAAATCTAATTTGTGTAACTAGGAATGAATTAAAGGTATTGAATAGATGCAGATTAATCAGTTCTGTCCCTGAATTAACTAAGACAGGATTAAATGTTGCTAAGTTAAAAATTAAGTTGGAAGAATTAAGAAAGGAGAAAAAAGATTGAATATAAAAGAATACAATTCTCAAAATATGGGAAAGCAAGCATTGGTTTTAGAAGAAAACGAAATAAAAAGTTTAATGCACTTTTCTACTATTGCTAAAAATGAAAGTATTAATGGCTTAATAGTATCAGGAAGTTATGCTGGATTTACAGATTCATATAGATTAGCAGTAGTAAGAGATACAAGAGAAGAATTACCAGGAACAGATACCAAAATTTACTCTGTATCAGTATTAGAAGAACTTAAAAAAGCTAAATCTATGGCAGTTTTGAAAGATGGGAAATTAGCCATTCAAGTAAAAGATGAGGTAACAGAATATGATCCTATTCCTAATGCAAAGGTACCTGATATAAAAACATTCATCAATAACTACGAATATGAAAGCTATTCAAGTGGAAAAGCCATGGAAAAAATAACTGATGATATAGTCTGGAAAATGCTAAAACTAGTAGATTCATCTGATATAAAAAGATACTTCTCTTTTGAAGATGGAAAACTGATAGTAGAAGCATACCCTAACGGAAATTCAGTACTGTTGTTAGATGTTTTGGAACTAGACAATAAAGGGGCTAAGTTAAAAACTACTCTAAATTTCAAATATATGGACTTATGGTTGAAGTATGTGAAAGATGAAAAGTTTGATATTGCTTTAGCTAAAAATAATAGGAATGCTTGTCAGTTTAGTAAAGATAATCTATTTTATATAGTTATGCCTGTGGCATTAAGAGATTAAGGTAATCAATGAAAAAATTAGAGTTGGGGAACTTATTATAAGACTTGTGGATAAATTGTAGGAGGACTAAATGACAAAATTTTTAATAAATGGAATTTGGTATGAATTGGTGCTAGAAGATAATGGTATAGCGGTTTTACAAGATATGTATGGATGTACTTTAACTATCCCAGTTAAAGATTTATGGAAATACATGGAATAAAGGAGGTGTTCAGTATGCTGGAAAATAAAAAGTCTGTTGCGACTACCACATCAACAACAGACAATCATTCAACTTTCAACTGTTAAATATAAAGTACCACATAATTTAAAAAAATGCAAATAGGAGGATATAAAATGGTAAAAGTAGAATTTACTGGAAGTGTTGAAGAAGTTAAAAAGGAAATAAGAGAGTTCATAGAAGCTAACTGTACTGAGGTAATAAATAGTACAGAAAAAGCAATTAGTAAAGCATTAGATAATGCAAGAGCCGTAGAAAAAACTACCCCTAAAGTAGAAGAGAAGAAAGAAGAAGTTAAAAAAGTAGAAGAAGCACCAGCTCAAAAATTACCTACTGCTCCAGCTAAAAAGGAAGAAGCACCTGTAGAGGTTGCAACTCCTTTACCAACTAAGACAGCTGAATATACTGCAGCAGATTTGCAAAAAATAGCAGCGGCTTGGGTAAATAAGGACATAAATAATAACAGAACAGTGTTAGTAAATCTATTAGCTAGTTTTGGGGTTAAGGCTATAACAGTTTTACCAAAAGAAAAATATGGAGCTTTTGTTCAAGAACTTAAAAACTTAGGAGCTGATGTTTAATGGCACATGCACTTTTAGGACCTTCTAGTGCTGCAAGGTGGATAGCTTGTCCACCTTCTGTCAAACTCTGTGAACAGTTTGAAGATGTAGAAAGTGAATATGCAAAAGAAGGTAGTCTAGCACATGAAATAGCAGAATTGAAAGTAAGAAAATTAATAGATCCTGGTTTAACTTCTAGGAAATTTACAGCTGCAATGAAGAAGCTAAAAGAAAAAGAGTTATATCAGGAAGAAATGCAAGGCTATACAGATGAGTATGTGGAGTTTATCCAGGAACAAATGTACAGTTACCCAACTACCCCACATATAGCTGTGGAACAGAAAGTAGATTTTTCAGAATATGTTCCTGACGGTTTTGGTACTGCTGACTGTATTTTAATAGCAAATGATACCTTACATATTATAGATTTTAAGTATGGGAAAGGAGTTCCTGTAAGTGTTGAAAACAATGCTCAGTTACTTCTGTATGCATTGGGTGCTTATCTTGCTTATGAAATGATATATCCTATAGAACATATTAAAATGTCAATCGTACAGCCTCGCTTGGCTAATATAGACACTTGGGAATGTAGCTTGGATTATTTATTAGAGTTTGCAAAGATAGCTCAAGAAAAAGCTACTATGGCTTTAAAAGGTGAAGGAGATTTTAACTGTGGAAAACATTGCAAGTTTTGTAAAGCAAAAGCTATTTGTAAAGAAAGAGCCAATGTAAACCTTGAACTTGCTAAATATGAGTTTAAAGCAGCAGACCAATTAACCTTAGAAGAAATAGGAGAGATATTAGAAAAAGCAAAAGATTTAGCTAAATGGGCTGAGGACTTGAAAGAATATGCTTTATCTGAAAGTTTAAAAGGTAATGAAGTACCTGGTTGGAAGGCAGTTAATGGTAGAGGTAGTAGAAGTTTTAAAAATACTGATGAGGCTATAAAGGTACTGGTTGATAATGGAATAGCTGAAGAACTTTTATATGAAAGAAAGTATTTAACTTTAGCACAAATAGAAAAGACAGTAGGTAAAAAGGAATTTAATAGTTTAGTAGGTGATTTAATAGTTATGAATGTAGGTAAGCCAACTCTTGTAGAAGCTTCTGATAAAAGAGAAGCAATAACAAACAGGATAAAGGCAGAAGATGAATTTAGTGTAGTAGATGATATTAATAGTTTATAAAGGAGAAGTGATTTTAATGGCTAATGAAACAAGAGTAATGACAGGGAAAGTAAGATTAAGTTATGTGCATTTATTTAAACCTTATGCAGCAGAAAAAGGGCAAGAAGAAAAGTACAGTTGTACAATTCTAGTTCCAAAAACAGATGTTCAAACTAAAATGAAACTGGATGCTGCTATAAATGCTGCTATAGAAAAAGGTATTGGCACTGTATGGAATGGGGTAAAACCTCCAAAACCAACTATACCTATCTACGATGGTGATGGAACAAGACCATCTGACGGGATGGAATTTGGAGAAGAATGTAAAGGGCACTGGGTATTTACAGCAAGTGCAAAAATTGACTACCAACCAGGAATAGTTGATGTAAGGGCACAACCAATTTTAAATCAATCTGAAATTTATTCAGGAATCTATGCAAGAGTATCAGTTAACTTTTTCCCTTATGCGGTAAGTGGTAAAAAAGGAATAGGTTGTGGTCTAGGTAATGTACAAAAGTTAATGGATGGAGAACCTTTATCAGCAGTAGGAATTAAAGCTGAAAATGAATTTGGAGAAGTGGAAATAGATCCAGTTACTGGAGAACCATTATTATAAAAAAACTTATAGAAGGGCAGTGTGAGAACTGCCTTTCACTTTCAAAAAGGAGCGATTATGAGAACTTTAAATATAGATATAGAAACATTCAGCTCTATAGACATAGGTAAGTCTGGCTCTTACAAGTATGCAATGAGTGATGATTTTCAGATACTTTTATTTGCCTATTCAGTTGATAGCCAAGATGTAAAAATCATAGATTTGGCTCAAGGTGAAGCTATCCCACAAGAAGTTTTAAACTTATTGAAAGATAAAGACTGTATTAAATATGCTTATAATGCTGTCTTTGAATGGTGGTGTCTAAATAATTTTAATATAGAAACTCCTTTAGATCAATGGCGATGTACTATGGTTCATGGTCTTTATTGTGGATATACAGCAGGACTTGCTGCTATTGGTAATGCTATGGGTTTACCACAGGACAAGAAAAAACTTACAACTGGAAGTGCATTGATTAGATATTTCTGTATTCCATGTAACCCAACTAAAAGCAATGGAAACAGAACTAGAAACCTGCCACATCATGCTCCAGAAAAATGGGAGCTGTTTAAAGAATACTGTGTTCAAGACGTAGTTACAGAAATGGAAATAGGTAGAAGATTAAGTGCATTTCCTGTCCCTGACAGAGAGTGGGAATTGTGGGTATTAGATACTTTTATGAATGCTTACGGAGTTAAAGTAGATAGTAAGTTAGTGAATGGTGCTTTATTTATAGATGCCGTATCAAGAGCTAATTTACTAGAAGAAGCAAAGAAAATAACAAAGCTTGATAACCCTAACTCTTCTAAACAACTATTAGAGTGGTTAGAAGAAGCTGGAGAAGAAGCTGAGAATTTACAGAAAGCTACAGTAGGGAAAATGGTTGATACGTTAGAAGCTGGAGAAGTTAAAAGAGTTTTAGAGATAAGACAGGAACTTTCTAAGACTTCGGTTAAGAAGTATAAAGCTATGGACGAAGCAATGTGTAAAGATGGGAGAGTGAGAGGGCTCTTGCAATTCTATGGAGCCAATAGAACTGGAAGATATGCAGGAAGATTAGTTCAAGTACAAAACCTACCTCGTAACTACATAGAAACCTTAGATGTTGCAAGAGAGATTATAAAAAAAGGCGATGGAGAGCTATTGGAACTAATTTATGGGAATATTCCAGATACCTTATCTCAGCTTATTAGAACGGCTTTTATCCCATCTGAAGGTAATCACTTTGTTGTGTCCGATTTCTCAGCAATAGAGGCAAGAGTTATAGCATGGCTTGCTGGTGAAGAGTGGAGAATGGAAGTATTCAAAACCCATGGAAAAATTTATGAAGCCTCAGCCTCTCAAATGTTTGGAGTACCTATCAATACAATAGCAAAGGGCGAAGAAAACTATCATTTAAGAGCTAAGGGAAAAGTTGCAGAACTTGCACTAGGTTATCAAGGTAGTGTTGGAGCTTTAACTGCTATGGGTGCGGCTGATATGGGCTTAACTGATGAAGAAATGAAAGATATAGTTACTAGATGGAGAAAATCATCTAAAAGAATTGTGGAGCTGTGGTATGCATTAGAGAATGCTTCTGTTGAAGTTTTAGAAAAGGGAGAACCTCAAATGGTTAAGTGTGTGAAGTTAGCAAGAGAGTATGACTTTATTTATGGTCAAGATTTTTTCACAATAGAATTACCTAGCGGTAGAAAGCTTTTCTATCCAAAACCATTTTTAAAAGAAAACCAATTTGGACAAATTCAGATGCACTATATGGGAATTAACCAAACTACTAAGAAGTGGGAGGTTATTCCAACTTATGGGGGTAAATTAACAGAAAATATTGTGCAGGCCATAGCGAGAGATTGCTTAACAGAAACACTTTTAAGGATAAAAGCAAAAGAGTGGCCAATAGTATTCCATGTACATGACGAGGTAATACTTGATGTTCCAATGTCAGTTGAACTAGATGAGGTTATTAAAACTATGACAGAAGAAATAAGTTGGGCCAAGGGATTAATATTAAATGCTGCTGGATTTACTGGTAGTTATTATATGAAAGATTAGGAGGAAATTATGGCAGATTTTTATGTAGATTCTAGTGGATTTAAAAGGTATAAAAATTCTAAGAGATTAATGTATAACCCAGAACTATTTCCTAATCACAAAACTAAATGGAGCAAAGAAGATGAAATAGATTTAGTAGGTTATAGACAAACAATGAAATGGGAAGATATAGCCTTAATGCTGGGAAGAACTCCTGGCGTATGTATGGAAAAAATGAGATCCATTAAAAGAAATGGAAAATATAATTTATATTTAAAGAAATTCAAGGAAATTTAAAGGAGGAAATTATGGAAATAGGAAAAAGAATTAAGGAATATAGAGAAAAAAATAAAATAACACAAAAGGATTTTGCTCAAAAGATAGGTGCAACTCAGTCATTTTTATCCCTTGTAGAAAATGGAAGTGTAGATATAGAAACTTCCACAATGCTAAAAAAAGTAATAGATATTATCGGAGAAGAAAATACAGAAAAAAAGGTAGATAAGTTAATGGGAGCTTTGGAAAAGAAAGTGGATAATGTAAATAGTCCAAGCCATTATAAAATACCAGGTTGTAATTTTGAAAGTATAGATATTATCAGAGGAAGATTAGGAGATATAGGTTTTATGTTCTTTTTAGAAGGAAATGTAACTAAATATCTTATTAGAGCAGAGAAGAAAAATGGTAAGGAGGACTATCAAAAAGCTAAAAAATATTTAAGCTGGTTAATAGATATGAAAAAAATAATACCTCATGAACTAGCTTTAAATGAGAAAGAAGAAATAGCTAAAAGATGTCAATCTAATTGGCTTAATATTATGGGTGGAATAACACAAGATATGAAAGCTAAGAAGGTTTTAATCTTAAATGAAATTTTTAATCAATTATTCAGTGCTAAATATGAAGAAGCCACAGATTTGATAGATAAATTGCTTGAAGAATAAAAGGAGATAACAGATGGAGAACTCAAGAAAATTAGTAATATCAGAAGCAAATAACAGATTATCCAAGCAATGGGTAACGACTGAAATTACCTGGTCTGAATTTGTGGATAGATTAGGAAAACCAAAAGTAACAGCTGAAACATTAGATGAGTTCTTATCTTATTCTAAGTCTAAGCAAGATGATATCAAGGATGTTGGAGGCTTTGTTGGGGGAAAGTTAAAAGGGAATCTAAGAAGAAGCGAAGCAGTTGAAAGTAGAAGTTTAATAACTCTTGACTTAGACAACTTAGCTTATGAAGATGATACTAAGATTATTAAAACTCTAAATGGTTTAGGGTGTGCTTATGCGGTGTATAGCACTCGTAAGCACCAAACTACTAAACCTAGAATAAGAGTTATTTTTCCCTTAGCTGAAGATGTTTCTGCAGATGAGTATGAGCCTATTGCAAGAAAGGTAGCGTCATTTATAGGGTTACGATATTGTGACCCTACTACCTTCCAAGCAGTTAGATTAATGTATTGGCCAAGCCATTCTATTGACAGTGATTATGTCTTTACTTATGCAGATAAGCCTATGTTAGATGGTGCGGCCATACTTAATATGTATGACAACTGGAAAGATATATCAACCTGGCCAGAAGTTCCTGATGCCCAAAAGCTACATCAGAATATGTTGAAAAAGCAAGAAGACCCCTTAGAGAAAGAGGGAATGGTAGGAGCATTTTGTAGAAGATTTAATATTTACCAAGCTATAAATGAATTTTTACCAGGAACATATGAGCCTTGCGATGTAGCTGACAGATTAACTTTTATAGGGGGAAGTACTACTGCTGGAGCTATTGTATATCAAGATGGACTTTTCTTATATTCCCACCATGCTACTGACCCTTGTAGCCAAAAATTGGTAAATGCTTTTGACTTAGTAAGATTACATAAATTTGGACATTTAGATATACAATCAGAAGTTAATACCCCTGTGGCCAAACTACCATCTTGGATAGCTATGAAAGAATGGGTAATGGCAAAGACAGATGTTAGAAAAGATTTATTAAAAGAAAGACAACAGAAAGCCATTGCAGAATTTTCAATAGTAAATGATAAGAATGAAGAAATTTTAGAAGGTGAAATAGTTGAAGATGATGACAACTGGAAAGATAATATCCAGTACAGTGCAGATGGTATGAAAGCTCTTAGCACTCTGTCCAACATAATTTTAATTCTAAGAAATGATAAAGAATTAAAATTTAAAATTTTCAAAGATATCTTTTCATCAAGAATATTAGTAAGAGATGGAGTACCTTGGGACAGAAAATTTGAAACCCCTGACAGAATTTGGACAGATACTGATGATGCAGGTCTTAGATGGTATTTAGAAAGCAATTATGGAATCACTTCTACAAATAAAATCATAGATGGTGTTAATTTGATTGCAGAAGAAAATGCAGAAAATAAAGTAGCAACAAGAATTCAATCTACACAGTGGGATGGAGAAAAAAGAATAGAAACTTTATTCATAGATTACTTGGGTTGTGAAGATAATGTATATACTAGAGAAGTTTCTGAGAAATCTCTAGTTGCAGCAGTAAGAAGAGCTATTTACGGTGGAATTAAATGGGATAATATGCCCATCTTAATAGGACCACAAGGTGTAGGTAAGAGTACATTTTTAAAGATATTAGGTATGGAATGGTATAACGATAGTTTAGTTAATGTGGAAGGTAAAGATGCTTGTGAGTTAATCCAGGGGAGTTGGATCTTAGAAATGGGAGAACTTAGTTCTTTAAGAAAATCTGAAATGAACTTAGTTAAAAACTTTTTAAGTAGAACTGATGATATCTTTAGAGCTTCATATGGGCGTAGAGCCCAAAAATATCCAAGAAGATGTGCATTCTTTGGAACAGCAAATGATACTAACTTCTTAAGAGATGAAACTGGAAATAGAAGATTCTGGCCAATAGATTGTTTTATTCATAAGCCCAAAAAATCTATATTCATTGATTTGATTGAAGACTTAGAACAAATATGGGCTGAGGCTTGTGAACTTGCAAAAGATAAATCTTATAGCTTAGTTCTATCAAAAGAAGCCTTAGAAATAGCAATAAAAGAACAGGATTCACATTCTGAAGATAATGTTTATAAAGGTATTATTTTAGATTATTTAGATAAGAAAATACCGAATACATGGGAAAGCATGGATTTATTTAGCAGAAGAACTTATTTAAATGAATTCGAAACTATGAGTAAGCAATATGATGAAAATGATCTAATTCTAAGAGATAAAATCTGTGCTGCTGAAATATGGGAAGAAGCCTTAAAAATGGATATTAGATACTTAAAAAAGAGTAATAGTATTGAGATTAATAAAATTTTATCTACTCTACATAAGTGGGAAAAATTAAAACAGTCCTCAAGGTTTGGAAAATATGGAGTTCAAAAAGGTTTTAAAAGAAAAAAGGAGGGATAAAATTACTGTAACTTTTCAAGTGTAACTTTCTCAAAAATGTAACTTTCTATAAAAAATGAATGTAACTTTCTTTTTTGTGGTTACATAGAAAGTTACATAGAAAGTTACATAAAAAAGCATTGGTATTATTAATATTATTATATATTTGTAACTTTGTAACTTTCTTTTCTATATAAATATAAAAAAATAAAGAAAATAAAGGGTATATATAGTCTATAAATTCTATAAATCCTATGTTTATATATATATATATAGAAAAAGATGAAAGAAAGTTACATTTCAGATTGGAGAAAATCTATGAAAAAAAGTGAAAGGGAAATTGAAGCATATTTAGTCAAAAGTGTAAAAAATAAAAATGGCTTGTGTATGAAGTGGACCTCTCCAGGAAATGCAGGAGTACCAGACAGGATAGTTATAGTTCCAGGAGGAGATATATATTTTGTAGAACTCAAAGCAGAAGGGAAAAGAGAAAATTTATCTCCTTTGCAGAAAAATTTCATACAAAAATTAAAAAACTTAAATTGTGATGTAAGAGTTATAGCTTCATTTCAAGAAGCAGATAAGTTTATAGAGGAGGTGATGTCTAAATGAAGTTTATACCGCATGAATACCAAAAATACTGCATTGATAGAATGATCAGTGATGACAAATTAGGGCTTATGTTGGATATGGGTTTAGGAAAAACTATCATAACCTTATCAGCCATAGTGGATTTAAAATTTAATAGATTTGAAGTAGGAAAGGTTTTAATAATAGCCCCTAAAAAGGTCGCAGAGGCTACCTGGACAGATGAGATAGCAAAGTGGGACCATTTATCCCTACTAAAAACATCTCTTGTTTTAGGAGGCTTACAGAAGCGTATAAAGGCACTTGCAAAAACAGCAGATATTTATGTCATAAATCGTGAGAATGTAACTTGGTTAGTTGATTATTATAAAAATGCATGGCCATTCGATATGGTGGTACTTGATGAATGGTCTAGTTTTAAAAATCATCAATCAAAAAGATTCAAAAGCTTAAAAATTATCAGGAATAAAATAAACAGAATTGTAGGGCTTACGGGAACACCCGCACCTAATGGGTTGATAGACTTATGGGCTCAATTGTATTTACTGGATCAGGGAGAAAGACTAGAAAAGACTATTGGGAAATTTAGAGAAAGATATTTTGAACCAGGGCAAAGAAACAGAACAGTAATTTTCAACTATGATGCCAAAGAGGGTTCAAATGAGGCTATACATGAGAAAATATCTGACATATGTATTTCTATGAAAGCAGAAGATTACTTAGAGTTACCTGACATAATTTATGAACAAGTACCCGTAGTTTTGGATAGTAAAGCTAAGAAATCTTATGATGAACTAGAAAAGAAAGCAATTCTTGAACTTGAAGACACTGAGATAACAGTTGCAAATGCAGCAGCACTATCTAACAAGTTACTACAGTTAGCAAATGGGGCTATTTACAATGAGAACAGAGAAGTCTTTAAGGTGCATGATTGTAAAATTGAAAGATTTTTAGAATTGATAGAACAATTAAATGGGAAACCTGCTTTAGTATTCTATAACTTTCAACATGACAAAGATAGAATAATTGGAGCTTTAAAAGATTCTAAATTAAGAATAAGACTTTTGAAAACTCCACAAGACCAATTAGATTGGAATAAGGGTGAAATTGATATTTTACTAGCCCACCCAGCAAGTGCAGCTTATGGGCTTAACTTGCAAGCTGGAGGTAATCATGTGATATGGTTTGGACTTAACTGGAGCTTAGAATTATATCAACAAGCTAATAAGAGATTGCATAGACAAGGGCAAACTGAAAAAGTAATTATACATCACTTAATTTGTAAAGAGACAAGAGATGAAGATGTCATGGAAGCATTACAAAATAAAGGAGATGTACAAGATGCACTTGTTGAGAGTTTGAAAGTAAGAATTAAAAAAATTAAGGAGGAAAATAGAAAATGAGCGGAATACATTGTTCAAATTGTGATAGAAAAATTAAATCGGATGAAGAAATTATAGTGCATGAAGATGAGATTTATTGCAGAGATTGTGTTGGAGAAAATACATATACATCATATTGGGTTGATGGGGAATGTATTGGAGATGAAACTGATATTGAGGACTATGATACAATAGAAGAATTTAAAAAATCTTTGGAGGAGGAGATAAAACATTGGGAAACTCAATTGAAAGAAAATGAGAAAACAGGAAATGAGAGATATATGAATTTCTACAAAGAAAAACTAGAAGATACTAAAAATAAATATAATAAATATTTTGGAGGGATAGTATGACATTAGAACAAATAGTAAAAGATTTAGAAAAGCAAGGATATATTGTAAAAACTATATTTCCAATACTGCCAAATAGTTTTGGATTTAATGATAGTTTTGAAAATTTAATCGATGATAATGGATTTTGGCTAGGAGATATAGCATACCCAGAAAAGCAAGAACCAATAAAATTTGGAGAGGATATTGAAGATTTTGAATTTACAACAGAAGATTTTAACAGTATAAAATGGAGGGGCTATAATTGGTTAGTTGTTATTGATAGAAAAACGGGAGAATATTTTGGCACTTCATATTTACAGGCATATAAAGATATATTGAATTTAAAAGTGGAGGGGTAAAATTGGCAACAAAAGATATAAAAGAACTTCAAAAAATAATTGAAAAATTAGGGAATGGAGAATATGAAATAAAAATTAAAGATGGAAAAATTATAAAAATAAATCAAGAAGAAAACTTGACTCCATATCAAAGAACTGAAAGATTACTTGTGAACTATAATAATTTAAAAAATAGAAAAGAATATTTAAAAAATAGTTTGAATAGTATTGAATTAAAAAAAATATACTCTATAAATGAAATAAAAGCCACTAACAAGGATAATCTGAGTGACTTAGAAAAAATAGAGATTATAAAAAATGAGAGGATTAAGGAAATAGAAAACATAAATGGACTTATTGAATTTATTGATTATGGACTTTCTTTTATTCAAGGAAAAAAATATGAAGAAATTATTTCCTTGATTTACTTCCAGCATTTTAGAATTGAGGGAGTAGCTAATAAATTAGGCATAGATGAGAGTACTGTAAAAAGAAATAAAAGTTTGCTTGTTGAAGAAATAGCAACAAACCTATTTCAAAATGATATTTTGGAAAAATTAAATAAATTAATTTCATAAAATGCACCTATTTTGCACCTAAAATGCCCTTGTAAGTGTTTTTTATATAATATATAATGTTATCATATGAAATAGCTAGGGAGCTTTTAAAAGGCATTTTTCCCTTAAAGTAGTTCAAGACTCTACTCTAAAAAAGTCTTAATCTTATGGGGCATTAGTTTTAAAGACTAGAATAACAGCGATTGATATTCATTGGTGCAAATCCAATATGCCCCTTTAAAATAATTACATCAATACTTCTGTGGTTCTTAAATGACAAGCTAAGGCTTTTACAGAAGTATTTTTTATTTAGAGAGGTTTTTATGAAAACGTATAAAAATTGTAACTGGGGTTAGAATAGTAGGGAGTATTGGAACATATAAGTTCATAAAAAGAATTTTAAATGTAACTAGCCCTAAAAAAAGAAGAAAGAGAGATTGAGGAAAAATTTAAAGAAGGAAATTAAGAAAAGAGGGAAATATATGGGAAAAGATGTTGACT